TTTACTACACCAAGGACGGCATGGAAGTCACGGAGCCGCAAACGGCATATTTCCTTCACCGAAACAACGTCAACTACGCGCTGATTGAAAGCAACAATGGCGGGCGCGGTTTTGCTCGTGCGGTTGACCGCATCATATGGGAGCAGTACCGAACGCGATTTACAACAATCAAGTGGTTTCATCAGAAACACAACAAAAAGGTGCGCATCCTGACGGGTTCGAACTTCGTACAGGAACATGTATATTTTCCGGTGAATTGGGCTGATCGTTGGCCCGACTTCTATCAGGCGTTGACCACGTACCAAAAAGAAGGCAAGAACAAGAACGACGATGCACCGGACATGATAACGGGATTAACGGAAATGCTGCAAAAACAATCGAGCGTCGGCGTTGTTAACGTTAGACTATAGATAAAATGGAGGTAACAAAAAAACATGAGCATCCCGAAAATAGTAGGCAGAACAATAGGAATCACAATACGGAATGTGCTTAACATCATCCTTCTTTATTTCGTGTGGAATAATGTCCACTGGTCTGTTGCCACTATTTTAACTTTATTGACAATCGAACATGAAATAGAATCCATAGTTAGGACGGTTAAACTATGACCCGAGCATACCTCCTAAAACGCGACGTAGAGGACAAAAGGGACTTTCTCTATGCTTCACCTTTGCACCTCGCGGAAACGCCTGAGAGCGTCGATATGAGGCCCACAATGGCATCTATACCGATATTCGACCAAGGCAACCTCGGAAGCTGCACGGCGAATGCTATTTGCTTCTTGAAAATGTACCTTGACCACATCGAAAACACGCAAGCGGGAGGCTATTTCCATCACCTGAGCCGTTTATATCTGTATTGGCATGAACGGAACTTAGAGGGAACAACCTTTTATGACAGCGGCGCATACATTCGGGATGGTTTCAAGGTGCTGAATCAACGCGGGTGTGCGGGTGAATCCTTCTTTCCTTATGACGTTTTCAGTTATATCGACACACCCACGGCAGAAGCCGAAGAAAACGCCGAACTTCACAAAATCAGCGGCTATTATCGCGTATACTTGCCGCAACTTAAAAGCGTACTGGCGGAAGGGTATCCGGTTGTGCTTGGTATAGATGTGTATGAGCGTTTCGAGGGGCTGATGGCTGCTGTATATGGCATTATTCCAATGCCTGAGCCGGGAGAGCGACTTCTTGGCGGTCATGCGGTTGTTGCTGTCGGTTACAATGCCGATTATGTCATTTGCCGAAACTCTTGGGGCGAACAATGGGGCGACAACGGTTATTTTTATCTTCCTTGGGCGTACTTTGATTCTTATGTGCATGACATGTGGACGGGCAAATGAGGGAAAAGTCGTTCAGATTCTTTGTGTTTTGTTGTGTTGTTTATACCCTTTGTGACATCGCCTCGAAAATAATCGTATGGAGGTATGCACCATGAGACTAGCAGACGCATTGAAACAGATTGACGATTACATCGCGCAAGTCGAACAAGAAAACGAGCGTTTACGCGGTTCTGTTAGTTCCTTGCAGCAATCAGCGGCAGACGCACAGAACGCCGTTTCTAGCCTTCAAAGCGAATTGATAAAGCAAACACACGTGGTTAACGATTTAACCCGTCAGCAGACCACACAGCGCGTCATAGGCGTTGCTCTATGCTTTGACTACCAAGACATTCAATACGTGTTCGGCGGCACGTGGGACACAACCAAAACGTTTGATTGTTCCGCTATGATGCAGATATGTTTCAAGATAGGCACACAGGGAAAAGTCCTATTGCCGCGCACATCACATGAGCAATCGTTGGTAGGCGTTGCGGTTGATCCTTCTTCTATCGAGGTTGGAGATACGCTTCACTATGACTTCGACGGTGACGGGCGCATAACGCATGTTGGAATGGCAATGGGTGACGGGATGATGATCCACACGAACAACCCGACGAACGATATTAACATTATCGCTATCGCGGACTATAACCGTTCTAAGCTGGTTGCGGTTCGGAGACATATTCTATAAAAGGGGGTTGAAAAGTGCTAACAAACTTAGACTTTTTGAACATCGGGGAACAATGGCCCCCGCTAGGTGAGTTTGACCGCTTGCAGAAATACGACACTAACCGGATGTTGTTCGAATGCGAACATGCACAGGTTTATTTCGAGGCTTTCAAGCGCATCGAACGCGTGATAAGCAACTTCCAAGAGGTTGTTTCTTATCCGGTCATCATCAACTATCAAAAGCTAATCACGCTGAAACTAGCGGACTTGCTTATCAGCGAACCTCCAAAGGTTGTAGCCGGGGAACATGGCAGCAAGGAACAAATGAGCGTTGACACAATCATTGAAAATACTGACTTGTGGAATACCGCTTACGAATCGGCGATTGATTTAAGTCGTTTTGGTGACGGTATTTTTTATGTGTACAAAGACGGTAACAAGGGCGTTATCGACGTTTCACAGCCCCCTATGTGGTTCCCGGTTGTTGATCCTAAGAACATCAAGCGGCGGCTTTATGAGGTTCTAGCGTGGACGTTCGACGTTGATTATGCCAAGTATCTCACGGTGCAGATTCATGAAAAAGGGAAATACACCGAGCGCACATATTTGTTAATGGGTGCGCCTGACGGTTCGACGGGCTACAGAATCCACAGTCAGACAGTCGATGACCAAACGTTCACAACTGGCTTGGATGACTTCGCCGTGATCCAAGTACCAAACGTGATGACATCGGATAGAGTTCACGGCATGGACGATTACACCGACTTGGACAGCATTATAAGCGAATTGTTGGTGCGTATCGCGCAGATTGCGCGGATCTTGGACAAACACGCTTCCCCTTCGGTTAGCGGCCCTACAACGGCGTTGGAACGTGATCCAATCACAACCGAATGGAAGCTTAAAATGGGTAACTATTTCCCGCGTGACGGTAAAGATGATCCCGAAGTTGCATATATCACGTGGGACGGGCAGCTAGAAGCCAACTTTAAAATGATTGAGCAGCTTGTAAACTTCTTGCACGCTGTTTCTGAAATGGGCGGTCAAATCCTCGGCGACACAAACCAAGAAGGCGGTGCGTTGTCCGGTACGGCGTTACGCTTCAAAATGATTTCACCGCTAGCCAAGGCTAAACGTGTTTCCATGCGGTTCAAAAACGCGCTAAAGAAGGCCATTGTGCTATGTTCGCAGCTTGGCGGCGAAGGTGTTATCCCTTTAACAAAAACGCCTATTTCCATCACGTTCAACGATGGATTGCCGAACGATCCTGTAGAGGAAAGCACAATCCTGATGAACCGCACAGCGAACGGCAAAACAATGTCTATCCAACGTGCGCTTGAAGTTTATGACGGCATGACACCGGAGGACGCGGAAAACGAAGTCAAGCGCATCCAAGAAGAAGAACAGGCAATGAATCCTATTTCCAGCCTGACAACGCCGTTCAACGGAAACAACAACCCGAACGAATAGGGAGTGAAGCCCGTGGAAAGCAAAGAGTTTACGCTGTCTGAGGTGATTATGTTCATTCAGGATCGGTTGCTTTCTACAGGGATTTTTATGGATGGTGAAGCCATTTCCGAAGTTCTATTGCTGCAACAAGACTTCTTCGATCAACGCGGAATGGTTCAATGCTTTATGGAGGTAGAGGGTGAAACAGAGTGAACATTGAAGCACTCATAAAAGTTTACCAAGAAGCCCAACAACGGCTCATAAACCTTATCGCATACAAGGAAGCGCGCGGGAACGTCACGGCATACCAACAAAGCCTATTGCGACAGGTTAACGATGAATTAGCGCGTCTGGATAGAATCGCGGTTCAATGGGCGCGTGCTGACATTTCTACAGCCTATCAACATGGCGTTGTGGATACTGTGGACAACTTAGCGCGTATGGGCATTCAAGCGAGTGGATACGAAGCTTTCTCACGGCTGCATAAGGCATCGGTTGAACTTCTGACATATAACGCCGCTTCGATGCTTATAGAGGCTCATAAGTTCGTCGGAAGGCAAATGCAAGACGCTATTCGCCAAGCAGGACTTGAAGCCATAGCACAAAAGCAAGCAACCGGGGCAACGGTGAAAGAAGCGTCAAGGCTAGTCAAGGATAAACTTTTGCGCCAAGGAATCAACGGCATTCGTGACAAGCGCGGCAGGATGATTTCATTGGATGCCTACGCCGACACGGTAGCACGTAGCACAACGCGTGAGGCGACCAACACAGCGACAATGAACCAACTGACGTATAACGGCTATGACTTGGTTAAAATGTCCTCACACGCCACGACATGCCCCGTGTGCGCGGTGTATCAGGGAAGGGTGTATTCGATAAGTGGACTCACTCCCGGCTATCCGAAACTTAGCATTGCTTTTAGCGGTGGACACGCTAATATCCATCCAAGATGTCGTCATGTTATCGCCCCTTACATCGTTGGTCTTGCTGATGACGCTGAGGGTGATCGAGTTTTTTCTAATCGTCCGTTTAATATCGACAATCGAAGCAAAACAGCGATTGAAGCGTACAACCAAGACCAAGCAGAAAAGCGGAGATTGCGACTTGACCGGGATCAATGGGAACGGTACAAACTCGCACTAGGCGACGATGCGCCAAAGACGTTAAGTGGCTTTCGACGCATGAAAGGCGCTAATTCGGAGCGCTGGCAGCAGCTACAAAGCGATTACCGGGAGTTTACGCGGCAATAAAAAAACCGCCTCATTCGGCGGTTGGTTCACGGTATGCATAAATGTCGGCGGCTTCAATCTCTTTGAAAAGTTCAATTAGTTGTTGATCCATTCGAGCAACCCCCTTTCACCTTCGGCTATACGGTCATTGTAGAACCATTCGCCGTTATCTTCGTTGGTGATTTCAGGGATATTAGGGCGCGGGTTATATTTCAACTTGCCAACACCGCCGCACTTGAAGCAACGTCCATTCTCGATATGCTTCCAATGGACTTTTCCGCTACCATTGCACTTGTCACATTCAAACATTTTCATTTGTTCATTACCTCCATTTGTTTTATATGACTATAATATAATGCTTTTTATTATATTATGCAAGTGCAAAGATAATAAATTTTATTATGTGGTGAATTTATGAGAACAACCATGTTCCCGGCAGTTATGCGCAAGGACTATTTTTGCACAGATTGCGAAAAGTTGTTTTCGCTTTACATGCCGAAAGAAGAACAATGCAAACCACATTGCCCGTTCTGTGCCGACAACATGGCGATAGAGCGTTACTCATACAGGAAACACGGCAGCATAGAAGGCAAGCAAAGACCGTGGACGCGGCACGATGTAGCTGAATTGAAGCAACTCATGGAGCAACCTTTGACATGGG